CCATGAATGCTGCTGAGACCCTTACACTCAATGCTACACGGGCAGTCAATATCTTGTCAGGATACGAGCCAACACAGGTAGCAGCAGCGGCGCTGGGTGGACTGTTTGGATTTGAATTGCCAGACTCTGGTGGTGGTGAAGTTGTCATCAAAGCAGGTAAGTTTGTCAACGATGCCACTACCATCGAAACTAATGCTGTAAAGAATACAGAGAAAACAACTGGCGCTAAGACAACAGAAACTGGGTCACCTATGGGCACCAATTCTGTTAGACAGTCTGGTGATTTGAGTCTAGCAACATCAGGTAACGTTTGGATTGCTGCTGGTCAGAAGATGCGTATCGAAGCGCAGGGCACAGTCGTCAATCCAACTGGTCCTGCTGTCCCACCTGTCTGGGGGTCTACTCAACTTGAGAATTTATTGATTGCTGTCAACAAAGGTAACACACCTACTACAACAGCATTTAAAACTGAAGTGCATAATGGTGACTGGTCTACATCTATCATTGGAAAAGGAAACGCTGGTATCATGACCACAACAGGCTCTATTGCCCTCACAGGTGGTCTTGGAGAGGCAGAGTTGCCAGACAGCAAACCAGGCGACATCCTGCTCGATTCGATGACAGGGAGTCTCCTAGGCACCGCAAAACTCGATGCTAAATTCAAAGGCATTAAGAGTGCAGAGCTTGGCATCGGTGAAGAAGCAGTAAGCACAGACTTCATTAAGTTTGAGCCAAAACTATCAACATTGACGGTCACTAAACCACTGACAGTTACAGGCACTGGCACACTTACATCAACACTGACAGGTGACTTCAAAAACACCATTACTGGTGCTATTACAAATACTATTACAGGTGCTATCACTACCACACAAACTGGTGCATATACTAACACGATTACTGGTGCATATAAGAATACAATCACAGGTGCTACTACCATTGATGTCACTGGCGCATTAAATCTCAAGTCTTCTGGTGCTATCAAGATTACAGGCACTACAGTGGATATTGATGGACCTTCAGGCATTAACCTAAATTGAAAATCGACCTTTGATTACCAAAATGGGCGCAAAAAAATCCCGCCAATTTTTTGCCTAAAAAAGTTTTTATACTTGACAAGACCCCTTGTCGCCGCTATAATAACGATGTGCTCGGTTGAAGGGGGGTTGACAGCCTCTAGAGACTCTGCTACAATATGAAGACACAAACGGAAAGCACTATGCTCGACTACGGACAAGACGGTCAAATCAACGAAGTGGAGTCACGCGACGTAGAGTCGGTTATTGACCCCATCCTTGATACGATGGAAGCACGCATGAAGCAACTTGAGGGAACTGAGTCTTGGCGCGACATCCTGTCCATTTGCCAGGAATTCCATGAGTGGGGTGCTGCCCAAGAAGGTGATGACCTTGGTTATCTGTTTATGCCCCGCCTGAGCGATGCTTGATAAAACCGCCAAACTGCTTGACATTATTACAGTAGACCTGTATAATAAGAAGGTAATCGTGAGAGGAGAGGATTCTTCCGTAATTACCTTCAAATGCTCTACAATCAACGAATTGATAGAGTTAGTCGAGCAATGTAAGAAAATGCTCGAATCTGACAAAGTAATCGTCAGATAATGGGGCGGTGGCGGAATCGGTAGACGCACCAGACTTAAAATCTGTTGACTGTACAGTCGTGAGAGTTCAAGTCTCTCTCGCCCTATTTTCCACTAAATAATAACGTTAGTGGAAATGTTATGAAATACACACTATCACAAGCCTACGTTTTCTACTTGGGTCAAGTAGTTAGAATGTATTTCGTCCAAGGTCTGCCATATACTTTTGACGAATTACCAAAAGTTATACAAGACCATCCAGAGATACAAGCAGAAGCATTGCAATATCGAGATTTCGATGACGATGAATTGTATCAAGTGTGCAACTACCTTATTATGGAGGAGTGCCATCCACTAATGTTTGATATAGAAGTAGATAACCCCGCCTTACTACCTGTTGATGATTAATATTTTTAATTCTGATATGTATTGGGTATACGAAATACCCAATTTTGATGAAATTATGAATTTCGTGGATAAGCAAACCGTAATTGATAATTCTAAATTTAATTGGGGCAATCTATGTAAAGTAGACAGAATTCCATTAAATCGTGATGATACTGCACATCTTCTGAAACCATCTACAGATTTATTTTGTAAAGAGTTTAAGACTAAATTTAATTTTAGGTTATTTGACCCTTGGATTAATTTGTATGAGCGTGGATACTATCAAGAAGTCCATGACCATGTTGAAAATCATTTAGCATGTGTATTTTTCTTGAATGAAGGAGAAAATTTTTCTGATTTTTTCTTTTTTAATAGGCATAGTAACAATCTCAATCCTGTTTGGTTTGATATTTTTCCACAAATTTCTGATGACCATTGGTATCCAAAAGTTTCTGCTGGACATGTAATGTTTTTTCCTGGTAATATGCTTCATGGTGTTTCACCACATAACAGTGATATTACTAGGAAAACATTATCTGTTAATCTAAATTTTATGCCACTTTAGCTCAGCTGGATAGAGCAACGGTTTTGTAAACCGTAGGTCGTCGGTTCAAGTCCGACATGTGGCTTCCGTGTGAAGGAAGTGATAAAAACCCCAGGTTACCCCTGGGGTTTTTTCTTATAAATAAGTTGAGAAAGAATTCTTTGTGCCATTTAGGGGTCCCTGAAGACTATGCCATTAACTAAGTTAGAGAATCTAATTTCCAGTAAAACTGGTAGATACTTATATGTTTCACCTGACGACTTTAATGCATCTGATGCATTAGATAATAGAGGTAACTCTCCTACGAGACCCTTTTTAACAATTCAGAGAGCATTCCTAGAAGTAGGCAGATATTCGTATGTTCCTGGTCAGGAAAACGACAGATTTGACCAGTTTACTATCATGCTGTCGCCTGGTAATCACTATATTGATAACAGACCTGGCATTGAAAATCCTGAAGAAATCAACCCTTTTGCTTATAATCAGGCGACTGGAGAATGGGAAGATGAGTCTATTGTTGACCTCAGCAATCCTGATAACATTCTGTACAAGTTTAATCCTCTGTCTGGCGGTGCCACTATTCCCAGAGGCACCTCTTTGGTGGGTATGGACCTTCGTAGGACTCGCCTTCACCCTTTATACGTACCTGACCCTGCTGATTCTGACGTTCCCAGAACAACACTCTTCAATGTTACTGGTGGATGCTATTTCTGGCAGTTTACTATTCTAGACGGTGACGTTGAGCCTAACTCTCCCCTATTTGACACTCAAGAGAATATTGGTAAGGTTTACTACCAACCAGGAAACACTCTTACCACAATTCCTTATTATTCTCACCACAAGATTTGTAACTTTGAGTATGCAAGCACTGATGACCTAGGTCTACTTTATAGAAAAATTGCTCGCGCATTCTCACAATTCCAACCTACGATTGACGACCCAGGTGAATTCGAGCAGAGACCACAGGAAAACAGAATTGTTGGTCCTCTCCAGGACGCTATTCGTATTGATTCTATTGAAGTCAATGATGTTGCTGGCACTTCAGCATTAGATGTTACTGTCAAGACGAAGACAAACCATGGATACTATGTCGGACAAGCGGTTGCCGTGGCTAGTCTTCGCTCCACGCTACCAGCAGGGGCAACCGAGCCCATTCCTCTTTCTAATGATCCTCTAACAGGCGTATTCTCTGTTAGGTCAATCAGTATTACTGACCCCAAAGAATTTACTTATCGTGTTATCGGCAAGAATGCTGCTGGTGTTGGTTTGGGTGATAAAGTTGGTCAACCAATTACACCACCAGACCTTGATACCAACGCATCTACACAGGCAGAAATTGACTCTGTAGAATCTGCATCACCATATGTTTTTAACGTCTCTATTCGCTCCACCTGGGGTATTTGTGGTATCCACGCTGATGGTAGCAAGGCGACTGGTTTCAAGTCGATGGTTATCGCACAGTATACGGGTGTTTCGTTGCAGAGAGACGACCGTGCGTTTATCCGTTATGATGAATTCTCTAACACTTGGAATCAGGCACCTCTAACTGACGCATTTGCAACTACTCCATATCACACCAAGGGTGATGCATATTGGAAAGATGAATGGAGAAACTTCCACGTTAAGGCATCTAATGATGCGTTTATCCAAAACGTTTCTATCTTCGCTGTTGGTTTTGCTGACCACTTCCTGATGGAATCAGGTGGTGACATGTCAATCACCAACTCTAACTCCAACTTCGGTAACACCTCTCTACATGCTATTGGTTACAAGGGATATGCATTCTCGCAGGACCAAGGTGGTTACATCTCACACATTGTCCCACCCAAGAAAGTTACCACTTCTACTACTAAGTATCAATACTTTACCTTTGACCAAGTTAAGATTAGAGGTAGCAGTACATTAGATACTAGTAATCCAAATTATAATATCATTAGACTATATCTTGCTAATGATGAAGCGAATGACCCACTACAGAAACCAGCAACAACCGTTAATGGTTATAGAATTGGTGCTCAATCTCATGATAAAATCTATGTAAAACTTGACCCAGCTACTGGATTTACTGGGTCTATTCGTGAAGCTGAGTTGTCACCTGCTGGTTATAGAAAGTATGATGTTGCTCTCTCTATCCTATCGCCAACTTCAAACAATGCTGTTGTCTCTAATAACGACCAGGATGCAGCAAATCTAATCGACCTCAACAGAGATTTTATTGCATCTGAAGTCTATGGTTACATTACTCGTAAATTCCCTTATCTACTCACAAAAGAAGGTCTTACTATTGGTAAATGCCGTCGTGACGTTGGATATATTCTAGAGGCAGTTGCTAATGACCTTCGTGTTGGTGGTAATGTCAATAGCGTCCAAGCAGGTCAAGCATATTACACTGGTAATCAACTAGACTTCATTGATGGCGAAAGAGAAGAAACTCTAGACGCATTCTCTTATGCTAGAAGTCTCGCAGTTGCTGCAATGCGTAACTGGGAATTCCGTATCGAGAATTGTAGCACGGTCAATCAGAGTGATTTAGTCACAGTTTCTTCTACTATTACTACAATTGGTCTTGTAGAAGGAATGTCTGTCACGGCAACTCCTGCTCAAGGACAATCAAATCCAATTCCAGCAGGGACATATATTAAGGAAATTGTTAGCACCACCCAGTTTAGATTGGGCAATGCTAACGATACCGATACTATCAACGCTACTGCTACAATTCAGGCAACTGGTCCAACAGCAGGTGGCATTACTTTAGAGTTTGAGTTAAATCAACCCAAGTTTGCTAGCTCTTCAGGTAGAGCATTTGATGCTGGCACACTCATCACTCTTAATAAAGACTTCATTGCTGAAGAGGCACTTATCCTTGCTAAGCAGTGGGACCCTTCAACCAATGTCCCCGATGAGACTAAGTGTAAGCGTGACATCGGTCTAATTCTCGATGGTGTTGTTACTGACCTCAGGACATTTGGTAATGCTGGTATCGTTGATGCAGCAACTTCTTATGTTGGTGCAGCATCACGTTACTTCGATGCTAAGAATCTAATTCTCTCCAATAGAAGAGAGATTATTGACAAAGCAGCAGCAAAACTTGCTATCGAATTCCCTGACTTCTACTATGGTGGAAATGATTTCACTAATGGTGGAGATGCACAAACTAACGTATATTCACGTTATAAGGATGCATATCGTCTAATCCAACAAAACAAACAGCACATTCAAGACTTTGCTACGGCAGAAGTTGCAGTTGAGCACCCAGACTTCTATTTCCCTGATGACAATCAAACTGATGGTGGGTCTAGATTTGCGGATGGTTATCGTTTAATTAGACAAAATAAGACAGAAATTGTCCAAGGTGCATATGATGAAATTGCCATTCAGCACCCTGGTTTTGTGAATCCTGATGCTGCATCTTGCATCAGAGATATCGGTATTTTCATTGATTCTATTGCATTGGATGTATTCCAAGGTGGTAATAGATATACAAGATTCTTCACACAAGAGTATTTCAATGGTCCTGGTGCAGGGTCTTTGACTGGTGAAGAAGCGGAGACAATCACAGCATTTAATAAAGCTCGTGATTTGATGAAGGAAGCGGTTACTAACCAACTTACAGTCAAAGATTTAACTATTACTCCAGACCCTGCAACAGGAGACAATACAAGTCCTGGCTCTTGCACTACAGTTAAAAATACAATTGATTCTCTAACTAGTATTGTAACTACTGTAATTGCAGCAGGTAATACAAGTGCATTGCCTGGTGAATCAGTTGGCAGCATCATTACAAATGGTGAAACCAAGTGTAAGCGTGACATTGGATATTTTGTTGACGCTCTTTCAACAGACCTTACCACTTTAGGTAATTCTTACTCTATTGATTTTATCAGACAATATTTTGTTGGTGATAATGTCAATGGAAAGATTCTTACCTTCACCAACACAGCAGGCACTACACTTTTAAATAGAGCAGATAGAATTTACAATGGTATTGATACCACTACTACTGGTAATGGTGCTGGTGCAACATTTAAAGTAACCAGAGATTCTGCTGGTGTTGTTGATAGTGTTACGATTGTAGAAGGTGGTTATGGTTACGCAAATGGAGACTTGGTTACCATTCCTGGTGATTCTATTGGTGGTGTCATCATTGCTGATGATATTACTGTCACTGTATCTACCAGTGAAGTAGCATGGATTACGGGTGGTTTACAAGGTGAAGAAGGTCCTTCTATCACTGCATATACTGCAGCGGTAGCAGCAATGAAACTTGCTATTACCAACCAGTTGTTTGTTAAGGACTTGACTCTCACTGGTGACCCACAACCTGGCAATGCTGGGTCTGGTATCAGTGTATTCGGTCAGCCTGGTGTCACTACAAATAATCAAGACACTCAGTCTTGCTCAAATGTCCAAGCAACCCTAGACACTCTATCTGAGATTATTTTTGGTAGAATTCGCCAGGGTGACATGGTTACTGGCACAGCAACTAATCCCGCACTCCCAGAGATTAACTACGGAAGCGCACCTGCATTCCAAGAGAAGTGTAAGCGTGACATCGGCATTGTTGTTGATGCAATCGCAGAAGACCTTGCTCTAGGTGGTAACTATAATATTATTCAATCGACTCTATCTTATTTTGATAGCACTGGCAATACGCTCATCAATAACGGTCTTGCTGGTGAATTGGCACAGTCTGTCGTTGCATTTGAAGAAGCTAGACAGTTATGCTTCAAGGCAGTAACTAATCAACTCAATGTCAGAGACTTTGATATTTCTGATGGTCCTGCTCAAATAGGTGTCCCTGGTCCAAATATTCCAAATGACAATCCTAATGCTTGTTTAGATGTAAGAAATGCTATTGACACTCTCTTTGGCATTCTTATCGATAAACTTAATAACTCTGCTCTTCCACTTCCAGCAGTCAACTACAATGCTGGTGCTGAGTCTCTAGTTGGTGAGCTAAACATCAGCGTATATGCATACAAGAAGGTTAGAGACCTCGCTATCCTCGCAATGCGTAATTGGAGGACTGGTGATGGCACAGATAATGACCCATTATACACTAAAGATCCAAGCAATACTCTAGATTATCAACTAGACAATACCATTGATACATCTACTGCTGGTGTCCCACGTTGTGCAGATGTTGCATATACAATCTCCACCGAGTTTGATATTCTTATCGATGCTCTAGAAAATACTGGTCCCCTACCTCCTAGAAACAGTGGTAGTGATGAGTATGTTGTTAGATATACTCCACAGAGAGATGATAGCATCACTGTTGATACTGGTAGTAACAAGTGTGCAAGCACTAAAGATGCCATCATCGAGAAGATGCGTGTCATTGACAGCATCATCCGTAATGGTGTAGACGCAGAGCCTCTAGTTTCTCAACTAGTCAATACTTCTGATTTTGCAACTAGAGCAACTCTATTCCGTGTTGGTGGTAGCAATCCACACAATATGGAAACTGGCACACCAATCAGACTGGTCCCAGTTGCTGCAAATGATAGTGTAGATAAGCGTCTCATCAGACTACCCAAAGGATTTGACACTAATACTAAGTATTATGTCATTGCTCCTGGCAAAATCACTCAACCAGAAGACTACTCTGCTGGTGGTGCAACGGCACAGTTTAATGATTCTCAGACATTTATGCTTGCAACTAGCATTGAGAATGCTACTGCGGGTAATTACATCTACTCTTCTGAGACAACTAGCATCAGTCCAGACATTAAGATTGAGGCTCATCAGTATCTAACTGATGTCAATTATGACCTACATCGTTATACTTGCTCACTAGTTAGCTCCAGAGTATTTGAGACTACCACAAATCACGTCTTCGATACCGCTATCAATGGTGTCCAAATCCAGCAAGTCTTCTTCTATCCACTAGAAGAGAATCTAGTCAATGGTGAAGCAGTTGGTGCTGCTCTAGATACTCTGCCAACTAGGACAAATGGTAATAGACTGGAGATTGATAGACCATACTATGTTGGTCGCCCAGCAACTTACACTAAGAATAACGAATTCTCGCTATATCTTACTGTCCAGAATGCTATTGATAAGCAAAACGCTGTCCAGTTTAACTTCCCAAGTGGTGGAGATTTCCATGTCTTCGCAACTAGAAAGAGAAGTCCTCTAGGTTATGATGCCGCACAGCAGTGCTGGTATCTCAAATCTCTACAATCAGGCAACGAGATTTACGAAAGAATCACGATGACTGATGCATCGAGAGGTAGTCTATATGTCAACAAACCACCTCGCACTCCAGATGCATTCTTCTACAGAGCAGATGATTCTAGAGAGAAGGAAGACAAGTCATACAAACTACGTTATGTCATTCCTAACTATCGTGATGATGTTAGAGACCCACTCGAAGGTTTCGCAATTAGAATTAGGACTGACGAGAAGAGAAAACTTCTACCACAGAAACTACTTCTCAAACCAGTTGCAACTGGTGTCCAGAAGGATGCTACATTCTTTGAAGAAGGTCCATCACCAAGAGAAAGACTAGGTATTTCTAATGCTTTCTCTGAGTATGACCCATACAATCCTATCTTTGCCAAGCGCATTGAGGGCACGAAGACAGAATCTAATGTATCATTCACCATTCAATCTGCAAGGATTAATGTTGATGGTTATCTAGAAATGACAGTCTTTGACCATGGTCTAGATTTAGAATCACTCAAAGGAGAGAGATTTGTAACAGTCAAGGTTGGTCAACCTCAAGGTGGCAATGGTGACTTTATTGAAGGGTCTACAGTTACATGGTATGGCGATTATACTGGAAGTGCAACTGTCCATGCATGGTTTGGCAACGAAAATGTTGAGGGTGGTTTAGAAGAGTTTAACTATCTCATTCTTAAGGGTGTCCAAGGTGAATTAGATTTTGCTGATAATAAGCAAACCTTTATCAGACAGACTATTGCAGGTCAACCTGATGTTACCGCTGAAGTATTAGACAGACCTAACTTCGGTAAAGAAGATAAAGAAAACTTCCTCTATGGTGTTGAGGCATCTAATGTCTACTGCATCACTCCTGGTGATGTTATCACTGACGATGCTGCTAGACAATATAGAGTTATTAGTGTAGAAGATGTATCTGATTTAACTGAAACATACTACATCTACAGCATTGAAGAGATTCAGAGAAGAATCCCACGTCAGCAAGATGGTGTCTACTATCTAACTGTTGTCCGTGGTGATATTTCACCTCTACCTCTTGGGTCTGGTGTTGGTCAAAACTTCAGAAACTTCAAGTTTAGTCAACCTGTATCTAGACTTTATCCCCTTACTTATAAGAATGACCCATTACTCTTCCAGTATGATGGTAGTGATGAGCAGGGTGGTAATCAAGATGCAACAATTCTCGACCCACCAGCAGCATCCTGTGCCGCTGATAACTATGTCCATGGTTTAGTTTCTATTAACGATGCTAAGAATTCTGCTACTAAGGAAGCAATCTTAGACTTTATTTCTAATCCTGGGTCTGGTGAATATACTTTTGCTTCTCCATCTACGGAGATTAAGGCACAGAGTGGTGCAGCAGCACCTGGCGCAGAGGAAAGACTAATTCCTATCGCAGGTGACTCTGGATTCCCACTAGAGCAAAAACTCTACGTTGAATTGCGTCGTCCGTCTATCGCCCGTGCTGGTAACCACACGTTTGAATATCTTGGTTTCGGTCCTGGTAACTACTCAACTGGTTTCCCTGTCAGACAGACAGTTATCCTAACTGATGTCCAAGATTACTATGCACAGTCTAAGCGTGAAGATGCTGGTATCGTCTTCTACACTGGTATCAACTCCAACGGTGAATTGTATATCGGTAATCGTAAGATTAACGCTATCACTGGTGAAGAGGAATTCCTAGATGCTCTAATTCTAGAAGAGGATGATTCCGAAGATGGAGAATTTGGTAGTCTCGTTACGGTCTTTGAGGACCCCGTAACGTTTGAGAATATTATTACTCTCAATGCTCCACCTAATCTAACTAACTTCTTCAACTCACCTGTCATCGTCAACGTTGACCCTGAGTTTGAAGCGAAGATGACTCCTCCTTCACTCAGAATCGTATCACGTCCTGGTGATAGACAAGGTGTCCTTCCAGGTGATGATGACCCACTACTCGATACTACAAGAGGTGGTGACATCATTATCGATAAGAATAGAGTCAGAGCTGCTATCTTTGACCTCAACTCCAGAGGCACTCAAAGATACACAGTTAGGACTGGTGTTGATAACATGGCACCTAACCAAGATACGACTGGCACTAAGGCAAGATTTAATTCTGCACAAACAATCTCCTTCGGGTCTGCTGTCCCATTATCTGGTGACATCCTATTCAAAGGTGGTGAAGTTGGTAGCACTGGGTCTCTTGGTTGGATTTATGCTAACTCTTATGTCCCATATACACTGACTGCAACGGCTGGTAATGAGTCTTCGATTGATATTACTGGCATTGAATTCTTCCCCAACCTGAATGTTATCAAACTATACTTCCAGGTTGGTAAGGTCAACTTCAGTGAAAGCAATCCAGGTGCATCACTTGGTATTACATTAAATAGTCAGATTAGAATTACTGGTGCTATTGATACGCTAGCAACTATTAACGGTGTCCACACTGTTTATAATAATGCTGCTGAAGGATATGAGTATCTAGAATCGAATGGTTATGTATTCCTAATTACTGAAAGAGCATCTGAAACTGTCTTAACTGGAAATGGTCCATACCTATTCTCAGTTAACTCCACAATCACGCAACCAACTATCGAGATTTCTCTAGGACAATCTCAATGGAAGGAAGTAGGTTTACTTGGTGGTGAAGCATTAAGGACAGAAACTGCTGTTTATGGTGACTATAAGCTAGGTATTAACACAGTTGCTAGAGCAGTGTCTACCGATTATTTGGATGGATTTGTTTCTACTGCAACATATCCAAGAGCAAACCTCGATGTTGTTGGTAACACATTCATCAGTGGTAGAAAGCAAACTACACTATCTGATGGTAGTGGTGGCACCCCAGTAGCAAGCAGACATGCATTTATCGTTGGTGGAGCTAGCGATAACCCAGATGCTACTGCTGAATTCAGAGTTGCAACTACAACACTGTCACAAGATGGTCGCGCCGAGGGTGCAACTGCTGACATCGATAATGGTAGAGTTGGTATTAACGTAACTGATGCTGCACTAGATAAAAACCTTGTCGTTTCTGGTGATGCAAGAATCACTGGCGACTTCACTTTTGAGACTGACATTGATGTTGATGGTGGTGATATTCGCTCTACCGCAGCAACATTCAATATTGCTAATCAGTCTACCACCACATCACTCAATCTCACTGGTTACGCTGTAAACGTAGCGATTGCTGACCTAGCAACTGCAGACCAAACAATCGACATTGGCACCGCAGTAACAGGCACCAGCACACTTAACATCCATACAGATGCGATTAATTCTACAGTTAATGTAGGCACAGTCGAAAATACTGGCGCTGGAAACATTTCCAGAATTACTCTTGGTGGTGCATTTGCTAATAAGCAGGCAAGTATCTTTAACGTTAAGAATTACCAGACTATTGTTGATGGCACTCTTACCATTAATGGTGGAGAAATTAATACCACATCTTCGGATGATGAGTTTACATTATTCCCATCTGGTATTACTAAGTTGAATATTGGTCTATCAGTTGGTGAATTGACACTTGGTGGTGTTGCTGGTGAGACTCAAATCAGAAATGGTATTAGAGTCCAAGGATCTGCATTCTTCGAGTCAGATATGACTCAAAATGGTGGACTCAAGAATACTAATCTTGGTATTGATAGAAACGTCTTCGGCACGATTCGTATTGCTACCATCAGAAGACTCAACAACGTTGCAACAGTTATTACCACTGCCGCACATGGTCTAACAACTGGTGATACCGCAGAGATTGATTCTAGCGTTGATTCTTTCAATACGGTAAATGCAGTAACTGTAACGGTTTTAGACGCTACTACATTTAGTTATAGCAGCACTGGCAGTGACTTCGGTCCTGCAGCTGCTACAGGTACTGTTATTACTGGCGTTGGTCTAAATCAGTCAACAGGTTCACTTGCAAATCTAAACATTGACTTCTTCAGTGTTGTTGATGACTTTAGTGGTGTGGTTAACGTCACTACAGTAACTGCTAATAAGATTATTGTTGATACTGATGGACACTTCTTCAATACTAATGAGGGCGTCCAGTTTATTGATACTGGTAATCTAACTGGTGTTAATACAACTAGCACTTACTACATTGAGAGCAGAGATGCACTTGGTTTCGTCCTCAAGGACGTTAATGATAATACTATTACTGTTGCTCTACAGCAAGGTAGCACTGATGCTGGCACTGCCAGAATGATTATCGCAGAGACAACTGTTGATACAGTTGGTGGTCAACCATGGGGTGATGATTCATACAAGAATCAGATTCTAAATGGTGTCCAGACATACTTGCTACCAATCAGCAATCCATCTGGTATTGGTATTAATGAGTTGTATTTGGTTGGCACTGAGATTGTCAGCACCGTCAACTTCCCAACAACTTATGTCCCAGATTCTCCTGTCCCTTATACTGTTGAGGTTGTTAGAGGGCAAAGAGGCACTGGTCAATCTGCACAAGCAGATGGTCAGAAGATTGTAAGATTGATTGAGCAGCAAAATGCTTCTTATATCTTCCCCAACCCAATCACCGCTAATGGCACCACAATTAACGTTGCAGAATTCTCTGCTGCTATTAAAGCAGGTGACCTATTCCGTCTCAATAAGACAGATTTAGATACTGGTGGTGAATATGCAAAAGTCACGGTAATTAACCCTGCTGATGCTCAGTCCTTCACTATTAATAATGGTGACTTTGGTAGCACTGTCTTGCCTAAGGACCCACTTGAAGTCTTTAAGACTATCTCTACAACTGGTAATACACAAATCAGTGGTGATGTTGTAATTGGTTACGATATTACGAAACCATTCATCAATGCTGAAAACGACCAGAATCTTGCTGATGCTTATGGTAAGAATAGCAGTGAAGCAACTGATGCAACTATTGAAACGAGTGGCGGTGGTAATTTAACAGTCCACAACTCCATTGAGTTGAGTGGTAATACTTCTACTTCTACTCCTTCCAAGCAATACTTTGTTATTACCAATGGCACTCTACCTAAATTCTATGTTGAGTCTGCTTCTGGTGATACAAGTCTATACAATGGCGCTGACCTCAAGATTTTCAAAGATTCCTTCTTTGCAACTGGGTCATTTGATAAGGGCAGGACTAACAGCGCAACCAATATCGCACTTGAGGTGTTGGGTGCATCTGGTAACACTAAGATTGCTGGCACATTAAGGACTGGTAATGACCTTGCGGTTGGCACACTTGCTAATCCTGCGAATGCTGAAAGTGGCACTAATGCTCACACCTCTAGATTTACAGTTGATGCACAAACTGGTGACACATATGTTGGTAGATATCTAGAAGTTAACGGTGTATCTTCTGCATCACCTTCTGATGCTACTGAGGTTGTCCAAATTAATAACTTGGGTGTTAATGGTGCTAAACCATTCACCTTTAGACAAAATGCTTCTATTGAGGCATTCGGTCATGAAAACTTCTACAATGCAAACGGTGGTAGAAAGACAATCTTTGTCAGCACACAGGGTAACACAGATGCATCTGCTGTTGCACTAGAGCCTAACTTGCAGTATCTCGTTATTCCTTCATCTACACTTGTATTGAGATTGCCTAGCAATGCAATCACTGGTGACACAATTAGAATTGTAGATTGTGGCGGTGCTCTTAACTTTGCTAACAACTTAGTTGTTAGAGCACCATCTAGTGTTAAGGTCCAAGGGTCTGATACGGGTAGCAACTTGGGTGGTGTTTCTAACTATCCTGGCGGTGAGTTGGTTGTCAACACTCCAAACGCTGCTTTCGGTCTAATTTATGTCGGTGACCAAGATTTAGATGGCAACGGTATTCCCGATGCATTCCAAGGTTGGTGGTTAATGGAGATTTAATAGATGGCATTTGCAGACGCAGCAAAATATAACGAAGTAAGAAGAATGAGAGGGTTGCCCATCGGGACTATTGTCCCCTGGGCAGCTGAATCTTCTGCGATTCCTACTGGTTGGTTGGTTTGTAATGGTCGCAATAATGATATTGAAGAATATCCTTTGTTGTATGAATGTATTGGTAATGTTTATGGAGGCACGGCAGGGTCAACTTTTAAAGTCCCTTCCTTGACAAATAACCAGAAAGGTATTGTTGATGTCTATCAAGGACATTTTGAGTGGTTAAAATAGTACTGGTGCTGCTGGTGGTCAATTTTATGATGCTAGTAAACCAGAATATACATCTAAAAGTGCTGACCCATGGTGGAGTTTGATTGGTGGTGGTGATAATGGAAACCAATCTGCTAATACACAAAGCACTTGGTTATCAACGTTTGATTTAGTCGGTGAATTTGATGGGTCTCCCAATTTTCTAGCGACATATGATGATATTACTATAACTGAGGGAAGTTATTTTGGTATTGCTACTTACAATAAGTATTACTTAGAAGACCAACATTTGAGTCAGCACAGTCATGGTGTTGCAAATGAGTCTGATGACACTACGACATCATATAATAATGAATCTGGTCAAGCAGTTAGGTGTCCTAGTGGTGGTTGGCCAGAAGCAGAATGTAAACTAGTTTGCACCCAAACTCCATGTTTGAGGACCAGAAATGGTGTTAGATATGCAAATAATAGTGGAGACTTAAACGACTCTTTCTCTAAGTGGGATTCTCCTGCAGCAGGTGGTGGTGATGTGCAACCTGTCCCAGGTGGTGAAACTGCATCTGGTGGTTATTATCCTGGTGATGGTAGATGTGGCGGCAACATGAAATGTGCTTCTTTTGGTGGAAATGATAAAATTCTTTTCACTAGTTTATCTAACGAAGAAAAAGCAGATTCTGAGCCTCATAATCACCAGTCAAATCAATATGATTTTGAATCTTCATTTAACGTGATTAGTCCTGGTATTGTTAATAATGTGAAAATAAATACAGTTAAGATTATTAATTCTGCTGGAGTAAATTTTGGCACAATTACTGCCACAACTCTTACACCAACCTTAGATATGGTTTTTATCATCAGAGCATACTAACAAAATGGCAAGTTATTCTTACGAAAAAGGTAAATATGGTGGACCTTGTGGGTCGATTTTCCCGTTTTTTAGGCAGATACAAGGGACACTACCTACAGAGCAGGACTATGAAGATTTTATTCCTGCGGGATATTTGAAGTGTAATGGTCAGATTTTGTCTGCTGACCAATTTCCACAACTTGCTAATTTACTAGGAGTTGGTGATTCTTGTCTTTATAAAAAAACTGATACTGTATTGGCAAATAGAAATGAGCAAGGCACTGGTGGCACATTTCAATTACCAGATTTAGGTAGTAAATATATTACTACTGCTTCTAATCCTGGTGTCTACTCTAATGATAGCACTATTAATCCAACAACACAACTTACTGTCCAACGTGCGGGTATTGCTGTTGAATTGTCAGCAACAGGTGAAACAGTTGATTTTACTTATGAGGGTGATTTTAAAGCAAATGGTGTGCCATCATTGACTTTTACTGGTGTGTGGAAAGCTGTTTCTCCACCAAGTAAAACACCAGAAACTACCATTACTATTAACAACTTCCTTGCACACGGTCATAGAGGCACACATACTATCACTCACTCGATTAACCAGAATAATCAAGGTATGGCATCAGCAGCGTGGGCAGGCGCTTTTTATGGTGGAGGTGTTTTGTGCTATCAACCAGCAAAAACTGTTTGTACTGCTGACGCAAACTATGGTGTGACATTTGTTGCTCTTGATATTACAGAATCTGGCACAGAATCTAAACACGCACACCAATTGAGTAGTGTTAGTTTGAGTACATCATATAGTGGTAGTATTCCTTCTACTACCATGACAGCAGCTGGATTGACAACTACTGTCAATATGAAGACAAAAAATACTTTTAAAATGGATGATATTGCACCAAAATTTATTCTCTGTGAGTATCTAATCAAGTACTAAAGACCTATGGCAATTACTATTAGCTCACTGACTCCTGCGGAGCCCATTGTTGTAACTGATGGAGATACTATTGCTTTCTCTGTATCAGCAAGTGATGATGGAGGTGCATCTCTAATCTATGAGTGGCAGGTTTCTTCTGATGGGGGCACAAACTATTCTGCTACTGGATTAATTTCTAATACTAATAGTTTCTTTAACTTTGGACCAGTAGATAGTGGTAGTAATGGTCTCCTTGTAAGGGTTGCTATCACTAATGGTGTTGACACAATTTACAGTAATGAAGAATCTGTAGGCACTAGGTCTATTACTGTTACTGCTGCTCCACTTATTTTGGCATTAGTTGACGGCACTAACGATGATTATCCTGTCTCTGAAAATATTGATGTCAACCAAACATTTGATTTTACAGTAACGTCATCTCTACAAAATGTAGATATTTCAACTACTACTAATGTAAATAATATTACTATTGTTTGGCAAGAAAGTACAGATGACGGTAGTACATGGTCAAATATTACTCCAGGTGGAGACTTTACTGTAACTACGACAACTGAGTTATTTGCTACTGGTAGCACAAACGCATATTTTAGAAAATCTACTCTTACAGTAACTAATAGTGATTATTCAAGAAATTTAAATCAATATAGGTCTAGAATAAGTTATACTGGTGCAGCTAATACTCCTGTAGATACTTCTCCAATTCTTCTGGTAGTTGAGCCTGTTATTAGTATTTTCAAGCAACCTGGCGTTGACCCACTTGATACAGAAACTTTCCAATGCTATAAAACTGGTATTGCAAACAGTGGACAACTTAGAGTCAGTGTTGGTGCAGTCTCTACGGCAGGACAAACATTATCTTATAATTGGCAGTTATTTGTAGATGCTTGGGTTGACGCGGATGATGGCACAAATGGAGGGACTAATCCAGGTGGAGCATTAACAAACTCTTGGAAATTAAAGTCTGGCACAAATCATACATCACCTGTTTTAGAATTAGATAGATTTATTTTTTATAATGCAATTGGTTTTAGATGCCAAATTACTGGGTCTGTAGGTGAGCCTCCAGTAACTACAAACACATATTATGTGTATCCTACAGACGTAATAACTAAACCAGTTTTACCAGCGTCATTTGAAAATATTGAAGATAAGTATGGAAATATTGCAAATAGAGACATTTATCCTGAGTCTGAGCAAAAAGCAGAAATTATTGCCGAATTAAATATTGCTAGAAATACTGGACTAAATGGCGATGTCCAGATGACCATGCAACGTCAGAATCCAGGTGAAACAACTTGGAATGATGTGCTTGTAGGAACAGAAGAACCTACAGATAACTATCTGATAGTGTATACACAGTTTCCATCAAATGATGTTGACAACACGGAATTGTTATATCAAACTCCTCCTCTTAGAGTTGATGTTGATAATGGTGCCAAGTTTAGAATTAAAGCAACGTCTTCTGCAGTTTGGGGGTCGAGAATATTCCAAAACATCGGTCTCGAAAGTTACACCAGCACACATAATGCACCAATACAATTCCTCCAGGCACTAGACGATACTACAGGTGGTGGTAATCAACCAACTTGGTTGCAAGATTATGTTACTGCTATTCAGGCAATTCCTGCTAATGCTACAGCAACTCTAACAACAGTTGCTACAGGTGGACATAATGCATTTGAAACAGATGCTACACTTCAAGCAGCAATTAGAAATGCTGTTGGGTCAACCAATCCTGGTGGCACTATTACAAATCAGACATATGATATTGTCCCCGCTGATGGCGAAACTTATACTGTAGATGGCACATCATATCCAGTTATGGGTTCGTTATATGTCCCTACTGGTTTGGCAGCTGCTTCGATTGATGTTGTAGTTGTATTCCATGGCACTCTTCCCGAAGGAGGCACTACAACTATTGCAGATTCAGCATCAGATATGCTTGACAGATTTGTAGATACTTCTGTCACAAACATCAATGTTAGAGATAAGATTGTCTTCTCTGTTGCATATCCACAAGACCATATCTCTGAAGCAAGAAACTTAGATATATCTGGAACTGGTGTAGAGCAAGCAGACTTCCTCATGGGAGATAACTTACCTTATGCAAGAGCGGCAGTTGCTTGGGTGCAAAATTCATTAGACGCATACATTGCAGCACAAGGCGAAAGCAAAACTGTTAATGATGTCTATTTGTTTGGTCACTCTCAAGGTGGTAAACTTGTTTCTAAGATTAATACTTTAGATACTGTTACTGGTGTCATTGCAGATGCTCCTGGTCCTATCCAGTTTGACCAAACTTGCTCAGCACAACCAGGCGGCACATCATGCTCTAAAGTTATTGACATTTACGGTGCTCCCAGTGCTGGCACGGATACCAACACATCTAAAGAATTAACAGAATTTTATTCAAATGAAGCAACATTAAATGTATATCGCACGGTATATATTACCAACCAACCATCCGATGCTTCTGCATTCCCTAATGAAGGTGCTGCTTTCTCTGTAACTGCAACACCATCCAGTGGACCCGATGCTGCTATTTCATATCAATGGCAATATAGCACGGACAATGAAACATTTGTTGATGTTAATAACGGTGGAGTTTTCTCAGGTGCTACTACATCGTTGCTTCAAATTTCTTCTGTCCCTGCAAATGCGGTATACTTGTATTATAGATGTGTCCTTTCTATCCCACAACAATTAGCATCGGTAACTACTGCATCAGCAGAACTAACTGTAAAGGAAGATTTATTTACTTCTATTACAAACTTGAATGACCAAGAGGTGGAAGAAAATTCTGTAGTTTCTTGGACAGTAGTTGCTACATCATTATCTGCTGCAGCAGTCACATATCAATGGCAAAAGAGCACTAATTTTAACGTAAATAATCCTGGCGCAGCAACATGGAATAACATTAGTGGTGAAACATCAGCAACCTTTAGTATACTTAGTGCGTCATTATCAGACGCTGCTTTTTATAGATGTGTAGTTACCAGTTTTGGTGGTATAGTGCAAGCTACTAATGCAGCAGAATTGACGGTTGTTGAATTAACTATTAGTATTCTTCAAAACATCACAACTAGTTTGACAGTATTGGAGGGAGTTGCTGGAGTAGGGACATTTGAAACAGAAGCAATCGCTTCTAATAGTGGAGAAATTACATATCAGTGGGAGTATTTGCCACCAGGCGGGTCTTGGCAAGTTGCTGGTGATGGATTCAATAATTCAGAAGATAATACTAGATTCTACACACCAGATGCTTTCATTAGAAGTCAGAATGGTATTAAATTGAGATGTAAAATTAGTGCTGCTGGTATTCCCAACCCTGTATACACTAATCAATGCACTATTACAGTTAATAGAAGATTGACATATGTAAAATCACCTAATAACCTAGTAGTTACTATTGGCACGACTTTGGTTATAGATATCAATCCAACATGGACTGGAGGCACACCATCATTCCAATGGCAAGAGGGAGGATCTGATATTAGTGGAGCAACAACATCTTCACTTATTATTCCAAATATCGATTCGACATATAATGGTAATGTTTATAGATGCAAGATTACATTAACAGATTGTAATCAATATGCATATACACAAAATAATGCTGTAGTGGTTGAGTCTGTTAATGCAACCGATTATACTAAAACTGTCACTATTAGCACTGTAAGTGCTGCACAAAAACCAACATATTATAGTCAGCAAACTGAGAAGAGTGGAGCATCTATTGGTACAGTTATTTGTATTCCAAAACCTGATAGTTATGTAAATAACCCTGCTGCTACGTTTGATGACCGTGGAGCTTGGGGAATTGGACACCATGGTAAGGCATTTAATTCTGGAGATGTATCTTCTGCGGTAACTAGTGGGTCAATTTTTAATTCTAATAAACCATCTTGGGTAAGTAATCCCAATTACAAAGCAGCAAAAGATTTGGATTCTAAGAATAGATTCAAAGGTTACATTGAGATGAGAGGACAGGAGTTACTCGCTTCTGAATTCCCTGAATTGGCAAGAATGTTGGGTAATACATATGGTGGAAATATTACTGGATCGTATCCAACATATAATGCTTCAGATACATTTAGAGTGCCACTTACATATGGTAAGAAATTGATGGGCACTGGTAATGTTAGTGGTAATTCTGGTAGTGTTTCTGTTATCCCTGAATATGCTCCTAATGGCGCATCTGGTGGTGATAAATTACTACCTGGATCTATGGGTGGTGTATATAATTACATCAAGTCTGCTCAGTTACCACCAGGGTCAACTGGTATTACTGGCGACCCAGATGGCACAGCAGATGGTAGTATTAATGCAGAAACATTTACTATTGGCACATTTGCAACAAATGGATGGGAATCCGTTGAAGGATTTATTCAACCTAAATTCCAAGGCACAGTTACATATACATTGCCTGGTCCAGGTGATGTCTTCACTGCAAACCCAGTCCACGCTCATAGTGCAATCGCTGTTGGTGCTATTGATGGTTACTATGCTGTCAATAAAAACTGTAGAGATAACAACGAGTGTTTGAATAAGTGTAGTTTCCCAGGATCGTTTAAACCAACTACTGGTGGTGCTGGTGAGATTCTTACTGGTCCATATGGTTTATCAGAATCTCAGTCTGGTCAATTACATACACATACCGCATCTGGTCTAAATGGCAGTTTCGATATGGTTAAAGAAGGTGGTATGCTTATTAGTGATACCACAGCAAGAATGAGTTTACAATCTAAACAATTGTTTGACAATGCTACTAGTTTCTATCTTAGAAACAATGAAGCAATCCCTGTTAATGCAGCATACTTTAGATTAAGATACATGATTAAAGCATACTAAATACTTTTATCCCTAGGAATTCACGATGGCAATTACAGTTGGTGATCGCGTAATTACTGTGCGATTACAGAGGCAAACGCATTACGGAGAGCTCGTACAGAGATATATTAACTACAATGGTAGTAGATTAGATTTCTCTGAAACTGAATTTAATGATTTCTTATCAAAAATGCCATCTTTATGGAATTCTGATAAGGATAGATTGATTTACTTTGTATTATTTGAAGATAGGTCGTATCTTGCACAAAGAATCAAAGACGTATATAATTTCGGCACTAGGGAAACCGAAGAAAAATTATATAACTTTGATGAAGCAAATGAAACTGAGTTGAATGCTTTTGTCTCATTTGTTGCAAATTATTATACTAATCTTAAGATTCAGAGGACTGAAAACTTCTATGATTCTATCATAGAAAAAGTTGCTGATGTTTCATACATGAAGTATCAGTTGCTAAAAATGAGAGAAAAGCAGTTGAAAGAAACTGATTATCTTGTATTACCAGATTACCCACTTAGTGATGAAGAAAAACAACAGTGGAGTGAATATCGTCAAGAGTTAAGAGATATGCCTGCACAACAAGCATGGATAGACGCTGATTATCAATCGGTAAAGGTCCCTGTAAGTCCTAGACCAAAAGACCAGATTGTTGACATGTTTAACATGGTCGGCAGTGCATACTCAAACGCTGCTGATTTGCCACCTGCATTGTTAGAGAAAGTGCAAGAAAATCTTGACGGTCTTGGTATCAGTGGTATCATTGAAAAATGGACAGAAATTACTCTCAAAGTCCAAATCCTTAAGGGTATTGCTTCTTTGAAAATGCCTGAAGGTTTGACGACGGATGAGTTATCTGCTATCGACCAATTAATTCCTCATGGTGCTACTGATTTGGTCCCTGAAGAGCAGTTAGAAAATTTAGATGCTGCTACTAAAGGTCAGTTAGACAATTGGAATGACTATCTACAGTCTGTTGACAATAAAGTTGAGTATGTAAACAATAAACTTCAAGAACTTTCTGCTGACTTTACGATGTCTGATATCATTCAAAAAATTGCAGCAGACATGCAAGCAAAAGCAAAAGAGCAAGATGCTGCGCTTGAAGCTGCTAGATTACTCGAAGATTTAACAATCGACGAACTTACAGGTGAGGAATGATGAATTATAACGAAGAATATTTTTACGCAGAATCTGTGTTGCATCAGTTGTCTAAGCAATCTGGTGGACCTGTAATGTATATGAGAGCAGACGGTCCTAAATCAGTTACTGATGCTGCACAGTTGGAAGACATTTGGGATTTTTATATTGGTAAATGTCCTCTGGATATTATTAATGCTTTGAAGTCTAAAGGAGAAGCATATTACTATCCTAGGACACAGACAGCAGCAGACAATGCTTTCCATGAGTGGTTTCCTCAGAAGAAACAGTTATTGGATGAAGAAATGGGATATTACATTTATGCTGAGGTTATAAATGTATCTGAAGGAGTGCATAATGTAAATGGGTGACATTTATGAGTTTATATTCTGGTAAAGCGAAACAATATATCACCAATATATTTGCAAAACACAACGTTAAGTTAGAATTTGAAAATCCGCAGGAATTATCTAATGCTCTAGAAGATGTCATTAGAAATTCTGTGATTCTTCATATTGCATCGTCTAAGAAAAATCTCTGTGGAGCAGAGATGAAAGAGTATGATGTATTCAAGCGTCAGTATCTCTCTAACATTAGAGGATATACTTATGCATGGTTGGGTATTTTGGCAGATGAGAAAATTGCCACACAGATACAATCAATCAAAAAAGCATATTATTATTTTGATGGATTGCTTGACTTAGCATCGCCATGGGCAATTTCATATATTCAAAACACTAATTCTATTGAAGGATATTATTATTCATTCTCAGAAAAAAATCTTCTTGGTAAAGATTCTGAGTTTGTTGAGCAAGTATATGACAGCATGGAGTTGTCTGAGAAGAGCAGAGTATTTCTAAGAAATTTAAGAGATACTAATCCAGATACATTTAGTGTGCATTACTTAGCATTTGATACAAATAATATTCCAAGGAAGATGGGATATAGGAGCACTATTGGTGATGTGGTGGCAAGTAACTTGAAAGATGTGTATGGTGACTATATCCATATGCCACAGGTATTTGAATGCCTTGAGAGAGCATCTGATTACACTACAGAGGTAGGATTTCAATTTATACCAACTAAAAATTATTTTGGTATTGACATTAATGTAGTGAATGATGATGTAATGGGTGGTGTAGATGCCATGCAATCACTAGGTATTATTGGTGAGGAGGAATCTGCATACATGAAGACACTATTTGTGCAAGGACTTGATAGAGATATATCTAATGTGACCTGGAAGTTTAGGTGGTCATCACCAAAGAAATTTACAATCAAACAGTATAATTACTACGATAGGGACAAGCATCCACGATTTGTTTGACAAATCTCAGCACATGCTATATACTGACAAGGTAGTAACCAGTGACATATGGCGAGCTTCAGATTAAAAATATTTGATGACTATTCGCCTGATGTGGATGCTATCAGACAACATGCGATTCATGATACATACTATCCACCAACAATAAATGACTGGTGGTTGGGATTTAGGTCCAAGATGTATACTGATAAAGATGATAATGTGGTTGGTGAGTTGTGTAGACGTATTGTCAAAGATTTAGACAATCAGTTTTATCATGGTAGCAAGTTTAAGTTTGATGCTTATTTTCATTATTGTCCATTAGTGTCGCAACAATTTGCTGGTCCTGAAGTTTGGGAGTCTTTGCGATTTCATCGTGACTACAAATCAAACTTTGCTGGTCTATACTTTATAGCACCAAATCCAACTGAATATTCAGGCACATCATTTGTTAAAGATGATATAGAGCATAAGGTTGATAATGTATTCAATCGTTTGATTATGTTTGATTCTAAAATTCTACATGGACCACAAGACTTCTTTGGTGATGATATTACTAATGCAAGACTAAATTTTGTTTTCTTTTCAGAAAAGGTTATTTCATTGTTTTGAAAATAATTGACAACTTCTTTGATGAGCCAGACATGGTAAGACAACATGCTCTATCGCATGTTGCATATAGTCCATTGCCACAAGAAAATTGGGTTGGATATAGGTCACACAATCACATATTAAATGATACTTGTTATTGTTTTCATTGGGGTCCTTTGTTTGCTCAGACTATTCGTGGTGGTCTATATAATCAAAACAAGTATCATGTTGACAATTCTCTAGGTGATGCTACCGTTTTGGCAGCAGGTGTGATATACTTGACGCCTAACCCACCACCAAATACTGGCACATCGTTTGTTATCAACGGTAAAATACATCACATTGACAATGTTTACAATCGTTTTATAATGTATTCGCCTGACATATTACATGCGCCACATAATTTCTTTGGGTCAACTAAAGAAGATTCACGATTAACAGTAACACTTTTTAACTATGGCACTATCTAAATCAGTAGAAGAGTCTCTCACAGAGGCAGAAGCAAACTTACGCAATGCTCTGGCATTTGCTGCTAGGCAAGAGCGTCCACTTGTTTGCACACAGATTGCTAAGTTGATTAGTGATATTGAAAGTATCGGGTCTATGGATAGTATTCTTGATACACTTGACGAAAAAATTGCAGAGATGGATGATGATTAGTAGAGCAGACCTCATGCACCATCGTTTACAAGCATGGTTGCGTGAGAATAATTGTAATGAGTTAGAGTATCTGGGAGTCCGCCCAGATGTTACTGGTGCAGACAATCACTGGTATCGAATCGGACCACACGAAGTAACTGTAGACTGTATTGAGGATATTGAGCTTGTCGGAGAGAGTGAAAACTACGCCTGAAAATGTAAAAGAGGCACACGAAGCATTATTTCGTGCTACAATGAATCTACCCGCTGCAGCTGCACACTGTGGCATGACACAGAAAGAATTAAAAATGACTTTCTGGGAATACCTAAAGTATAACGAACCAGACTATGAAAATGACACAGAGACAATGGCAGCAAGTCTTCACAATCGTGAGACGTGAGCAGAAAGGTTTGCTTGAAATGTTTGATGAGGACAGATACAATGAGCTTACTGAAATTCTAGATAATTTATATCCATATGCATATGGTGCAAAGGATGAAGGACTAGATGCGTGGTCATTTGAATGAATACCCTTCAACCCAACGATAGAGTTAGATTCCTTGGTTGCACTATTGAGCAGCAACGATGGGGAAATAATGACTTCCCACCATGCATTGTTGGTCGAATATATACTGTGACTGATGTTGAAGTCCATTCACAACACACCAAAGTATCTCTCAAAGGTATGATGGGTAAGTTTAACTCAGTGTGTTTTACATTGGTAAATCCTAATGACGAGTGAGTTATTCAATAAGCAAGGATATTTGCATGTCCCTAACTTCATTGATGATACAACTATGTCTTTATTAAGACACTATTTGTTTCTGCGAGTTAAAGCAGGACATGCAAATTATTCTGCTACAGAAAAACAAGATTTTCAAGCACCATTCTCTCATTCATTCTACGCTGACCCATTATCAGAGACTATCTTAGATAAAAGCACAAAAGCAATTTCATCTTACGTCGGTGAAGATGTAGTCCCTACATATGCATATACTAGATTGTATGGCCGCGGCGATGAGTTAGTAAGGCATAGAGATAGAGAAGCATGTGAAATCTCTGCTAGTCTAGCAATCGCCAGACCGAAAGGTAGTGATATAAGTCCACTATTCTTCAGTAAGAATAAAGATGGCACCGATGCTTCATCTGTATTGTTGGAGTCTAGTGATATTGTCATCTACAAAGGATGTGACATTTGGCACTGGCGCGAAAAGTTTGAAGACCATAAATGGTATCTACAAATGTTTCTACATTATGTAAGAAAAGACGGACCCAACAAAGCACATATATACGATAAGAGACCCATGCTAGGTATTAGAAAATGAAACCACCTATACCAAATGTCATAGCATTGGGGACACTTTTCTTACTGACCCTCGCCACTATTGCGGCGGGGTATTTTCATGGTAACATGCACTTGCTAACCACACTTAAAAATGCTCACCCATGAATATGAAACTCATTGACCCATCTGACCCTCTGTATTTCCAGCAGACATCGGATGGATTATATGACAGACATCATTACAAGTTGGTTTACAAGACAGGCAAGGAAGAGTATCATAAGTCATGGGAATCCATGTTTACGAAATGGTTTCAGTCACCAGCAATGGTCCTCTCGCATGTAGAGGTGCTGGACATCAAACAAAAAGGTAAAGGTTTCTAATGAATCTATCAATCCACGAAGTTGACCATCTCCTACGGGCATTGGAAACAATGTCATCACATGATGTAGCAAGAGCAAGAGAAAACATCGCACCAGGAGTTGTAGACCATCTACGACTCGTCCAAAAACTCAGAGACTATCGTTATAGGATGCAATAAAAGAGAGTGATGCCAGATATTATTGAAGTAAATCCTACAGTAATTTACAAAAATACTATTGCTCATCAGACAACAGATGAGCAATTTGAATATCTAGATAAACTTACTATCTCAGATGTTGTGTTGAGTGAAGAGATGCGTCTTCTTGATAAAGACATCTTTGCTGATTTGCGTTGGGAGGTTGTCCAAAATCTTAGACATTATGAAAAGCATATTTGTGGATATGTAGATAATCCTACGCTCGATATTACTGAGTCGTGGTATCGAGAAACAGTGCCAGGTAATCACCAAGATAGACATAGACACCCTAATAGTATGTTGAGTGGTGTATTGTATTTGCAGGTGCCAGAGCAGAGTGAAGAGTATTCTGGCATAGTGATAGAGACAGGTCACTTTCAGTTTCCAAACTTTCAGTTTGAGTATCAATGTCAATCAAACAAATACAATACACAATCTGTATACATACCAGTAAAGACAGGGGAGATGATTATATTTCCATCATGGATGGAGCATTACGTTGCTACTAATCAGTCTGCTACTGAGTCTAGAAAGGTAATCGCATTTAATACATTCATGCGTGGAAAGATAACATTGGGCGACAAATATCCATCAACTGTAGAGGTATAGGAGCATGGGAATGTTTGATTACTTTCGGTCATCATACGATTTAGGTCCACATTGCACAGAAGTAGAGTGCCAAACTAAAGACATGGAAGATTGTCTTGGTGGCACAATGTCACAGTATTGGTTAGACCCAGCAGGATATCTTTATCTCATTGATTACAGTGGCACCCAGGATTATTATTTCAAAGAAGAGAGAGATGAGTTGTATCGTCTCCCACTAATGGAGATTAGACCAAACGGCACCAAGGGTAAAGTCACACCTTATTTGTTGACAAAGTATATTGAAGTTTATCCATCCAAATGGGATGGACCATGGAATGAGAGACCAACCTTGCGATTACACATAAAATATGGTAGACTAATGGGGTATGATGATGTCACACATGAACGACGGTAACAGCAAAACTACACTCCACCACCGACGCGATGGATTCTCTGCTCTCGGGGACTATTTTCCTGGAGTTGATGTGGAGATTTCTATTGACAGCACGGACGCAACCGTGTATACTATGATGGATTATTTCCAGCGTTTCCTTATTTCTGCGGGTTACCATGAAGAAAGCTTCATCGATGCGTGCTACAAAATCACAGAAGAGCACGAGCTCTACCAACTCGAAAAGAAAAAGCGAGAGCAAATCGAAAACCTCGCAAAGCAAACCAAGAAAGAAGAAACTGGAGGCCACCACAGATACCGCATGGGAGAAACTGGCATCGACTCCCAAAACTTCTGCTTCAACGCCAGAAAAAACACAGAGTGCGACATCTGATAAGTTTCCGTGGGAAATGTTTCCAATCCGACTTGACATCAAGAAGGAGAAACGTGTATGCTGGTTTGAGTGTGAAGACCACATGAATAAACTAATCCTACGCGAGCAACTGACACCAAAAGACTATACTATTAGCACCAATGGTGTTGAGTTGGTAGGACTTCCTAAACCTAAGCGTAGGAGGAAAACTAAATGAAACTGAGGGTAACTATGAGACAATTTGTTGATAAGAATGGCAATACTTGGGAGTGGGAAGAGACTGAAGAGACTCGGAAAGCACTCAAGGCATTGCACAAGACCTCAGCAGAGGCAAAACTACATGCACCACCTACTAAACCAAAGAAATGAAGACACTTACACTAGACGATTACAAACGCGCAGGTGAAGAGTTTTGGCCTAAGTATTGGTATGTTGCCAAGGAATTGGGTGAAGATGCTAAACCTGAGCAAGTCCTGAAAGTTATGGAAGCAGTTGGCACTGTTGCCCTGAAACTTGTAGTCGAAGACAAACTTGCACCATTTGGATTTAACAAGAAGAAAGATGACGGAGACACAGCAGAAGCGTAAAGCAAAACTATCTGACTCTTTCGGTGGCACCGTAGAGAAAGATATTCCTGATGATGTAGTGTGGATTGATGATGCTTTCTACATTAAAAAGACTCGCTTTGGTCTCTATACATCTATTCTAAAAGAGCCTCTTGGTCAGCACTTTATCACTGGTGGCACAGAAGAGGGAGTGCTTGCTATGTCACGTTGGCATCTCAAGTGCCTGCAAGAGGGCACGCTTGATGATAACACTAGAGTGGTAAATAGTGGCGTTGTTGGTGGTAAACTATGAAACCTACAGAAAACTATGAGCAGTTGATTGAGCGATTCACCAAACGGACTGCACAATTAACTGCTAGAGCGGAAGAGTTGTATAATGCATACTCTGAATATGTTAAGATTGAAGATGACCTTAGACGATTGGAAGGGTCACTACAAGCAGTAGAATACCTAGCATATGGTAAACTGCCAGGTGATGGAAATCATGATGGCATGAAAAACCACAAACCAAGGGATTGATTATGAGAGTTGTTGGTATCAGTCCAGCGCATGATTCGTCAGTTTGTGTTATTAATGATGGACAACTTGAATACTTCTTCAAGGAAGAAAGATTTACTAAACACAAACGTGACAACTATCCTTATCTGTCCTTGATAGAAGTATCAAAACTTCTAGGTGATAAAAAAGTTGACACATGTGTCATTGCATCACCACAACTAGGATGGATGGAGAGCATGGTGCTGCTTGCCAGCAAACTATTTCGTTGTCCAATTAGATTCATGGGTGATAGACATCATCTACAACATGCATCACTTGCTTTTGAAAATAGTAATTATGATAAAGCATTAGTGTTTGTCATTGATAGAAATGGCAGCATTGTTGATGATTTAATGCGTGAATCAGAGACAGTGTTTGTAGCAACCAAGCATCCATATACTCTTGGTATCATACATCAAAATCTCTGGGCATTTAATATAGGACAAGACCGTAGTAATGATATTAAAGAGTCTATCGATAGACTAAAACAATCTAATCCACACGCAAACTACACTTGTCGTAGTTGTTATAACATCACCAAAGTATATGAGTCTGCTACTACACTCATCTCTCAAGATGCGTTAGAAAATGGTAAGACAATGGGTCTATCATCTTATGGACATGATACAAATCATCCAAGTCTATTTCTAGATAATAATATACCTGTTGATACTTACTTCTCCCATATCAATAAAGACTTTTCAGAAGAGGTTGCCAGTGTAGTTAATCTAGATTTGGATGAATATACTACACCAGAGGTAACACCTGATAACTATGGATTGTATGCTGATTATGCATACACTGTGCAGAAACAGACACAGAGAGAAGCATGTAAACTAATACAAAAATATGTTGACCAAACTGGTATTAGAAATGTAGTTGTCACTGGTGGTTATGGTCTCAATATTGTATCCAACTCATATTATATTGAGAATATACCAGGCGTTGACTTTTACTTTGAGCCACTAGCAGATGATAGTGGAAACAGCATTGGTGCTGCAATGTATACATACAAGACACTAACACACGATAGTAACAACTATGGTCTGAGTGATACTTTCTATCATGGTGTGCATCATAGTTTGGATGGTGTTGTTGGTCCTACTGTAACAGTAGAAGATGTTGCTGATATTATATTGAAGCAACAATCTGTTGGTGTATACTATGGATTGTCTGAGTCTGGTCCACGCGCATTAGGTCATCGCTCAATCTTATTTGATGCTACAAATAAAGATGCGAAAGACATTGTAAATCAAATCAAAAAACGTGAGTGGTATAGACCATTCGCTGCTGTCTGTCTTGAAGAAGATGCACACAAATACTTTGATATGATTGGGTTGTCAGGTAATAAATACATGACAAATTCTTTCCGAGTAAGGGAAGAATACAGAGACATGCTCAGTGGTGTAGTGCATGTTGATGGCACATGCAGAGTCCAAACTATCAATGAGGATTCTATATTGTATGACCTAGTGTGTATGGTGAAGGCAGAAAATGACATTGGTATTCTATTAAATACTAGTTTCAATCTTGCTGGTCAACCTCTAGTTGAGACACCAAGAGATGCTGTCAACACTCTTGATAATTCTTGTCTAGACCACATTTGGTTTCCCGAGAAAAATGTGCTATTATCTAGATTCTGGGAATCGAGGGAATAGAATATAAAACAATAATTAAGAAAACCCAGTTTTTCAGGATTTCCTGATAATATAGATACAGTCCAGACCAAGTTTCTATGTCCTCCAAGAAATCCTCAAATCAACCACTTTCTAAAGAAGAAAAGGAAGAGATGAAAGCACTTCGTGAGGCAATCAATCTGCATCCAGCATCTGTCCATCCAGACAAAATGGAAAAATATACTGAATATCTTGTGAGGTCCATGGCAGCATGAAAAAATCTGAATTGCAAGCACAAATTGAATTTCTAGAGCAAAGAGTTGCCATTCTTGAGAGAGAAAATACTGGCACAACTAATGCACTATATGAGATTGAAAATCGTCTTCAATCACAACTTGACGCATTGACTAACTATACTATGCGTAATCGTGAGGAATTAGACAGACTAAACAATGAAAATAATCCAGAATAAATTACCATTTCCTCATGTAATTGTTGAGGATATGTATACTGAGGAAGAATTATTCCATATTTGGAGAGAGTTAGATTTCCTCACTTATACCACTAAGTTGCAAGGACCGCGAGCAACTGGCACTGCGTGGAATATGGATACAAATGAGAATTTAAAACAAAATCTTGGTGTGCATTTAGATGATTTGTATAGTAGAAGAGAAATATCATCTATCTTGCAAATCAATAGAAAAGCATTAGGTGATTTAGTGTGGGATTCTCTTATTGAAACAGATTTCTCATTTAAACTCTTAGAAACTTGCAATTCAGATAGCACTCTCATTTCATATTATGAAGAGGGAGACCACTACAAAGCACATAGAGACATGTCATCATATACTGCACTGACGTGGTTTTATAAGCAACCAAAGCAATTTGATGGTGGTGATATGTATTTCCCAGAATATGATTATACTGTGGAAATAAAAAACAATATGACACTATATTTCCTGTCTAGTGTTGTGCATCAAGTAAAACCTGTTATGATGAAGTTTCAACCTATTGTTGATGACTTTGGTGCTATGTCTAGTAATGGCAGATATTGTATGTCACAATTCCTAATTAACAATTACTTCAAACCTCATGAAAGACCAAACTGATTCATTCAAAGTAACGGAAACTGAAGACGGTGGACTAGAAATATCTTGGGATAAAGATGACCCACAGTGGGCATGGGCGAATGGGTTGACAGAGCAAGAATTACAACGTATAATGGCAAAAGCAATCCAAGAGATGGTTGAAAATGAGTGACATTGAAATGGACCTGATGATTGCCACTCAAGACGCCAAACAATGGCGTGAGCGGTATGAAGCACTCAAGAAAAATTATGAGATGCTACTTGATGACTACGAGAAGTTGCAAAACATCTATGTAGAAACTGAGGATGAAATGACTGGATATCGTGATAGTTTCTTGAATGAATCTATCAGGCATGATAGAGACATGACTGAAGTTAAGGCACGCTTATCGACGCTAGAGGCAATGATGAGGTCTGCTAATGAGTGAGGGGTTGACGCCCCTCTTTTTTTGTACTATAATTATTCCATAATCAATTTACATCATGTCTAACTACATCCGCGTCATTGATACTGTCACATACGACTTCAGTGACTTCGATGTCACTTGGCAATTCATCAATGATAAACTCCCTGGTTTTATTCAGGAGACCATTGATACTTTCGTGCAGTCTCGTAAGCGTCTGCGTGAAGGACGAGAAACCTACGAATCTTATCTACGACGCATTGAAACTGACCCCAAGCAGCAAACACAGGCAGTCACAAAGCGTCTGCAATATGATATTAACGATGCCCTAGATGACCTGATTGAGCACTACAATCTCCAAGATATTATTGGTGCTGGTGCAGGTAGTGGCAAGGATTATATGCACTTGCCAACTGAAACTCCTATTGAATTGAAGACTTCTGGTGGTGATGATGGTGCTATTGCTTGTCTAGGTAATCTCAGCAGTAGTGTGAAGGTGGATGATACTATCGTCATGCGATTCAAATTGAATGGCAATCGTCTCAGTCATTGGCAACAGTTTCGCATGAAGAATAGCAGTGACAAGTGGAAGAATTACAACCCTGTCCGATACAAACGAGACAAGAAGACTAAGCAGTTTCTTCTTGATTCTAACGGCAACAAGATTCGCCAGGACAGCAGTTACTCTAGTCTGAAAGCACAAGTTAAAGACAAAAATGATATTGTGTGCTATTCTGGTAGCATCGACCTCAAAGACCTCTGGATTTACTACATCAAAGAAGAAATCAATGCTTGAATTAAACACTGTCTACAATCAAAACTGTATCGATGGTATGGACTCTATGGATGCAGAATCTGTTGACCTGTGTGTAACATCACCACCATATGATGACCTGCGGACATACAACGACAGCAGCAAGTGGGACCACGAAGTATTCAAACGTGTTGCTAAATCACTCACCCGTGTGCTCAAGCCAGGTGGTGTAATCATGTGGAATGTTGGTGACGCAACCATCAAAGGTGGTGAGTCTGGTAGTAGTTTCCGTCAGGCACTATATTTCATGGAGGAGTGTGGATTGCGTCTGCACGATACTATGATTTACGAAAAGTCTGGTATTGCATTTGCTGCTGGTCCACATAGTGTGCGATACTCACAAGCATTTGAGTATTGTTTTATTCTGTCCAAGGGCAAACCCAAGACTGTCAATATCATCATGGACAAGAAGAATAAGTGGGCAGGTATCTCCTCATGGGGCAATGCTAAGGCACGAAAGAAGAGTGGAGAGTTAGAAGATGCTGGCAAGAAGAGTAAAGCAACGCGAGAGTTTGGTGCTCGCACTAACATCTGGCGAGTCATCAATAGCGGTGGTTTCGGTCAATCTTCCAAAGAAGCATACAAGCATCCTGCAACAATGCCAGAGGCACTTGCGCGGGACCATATCATCTCCTGGAGCAATCCTGGCGATGTTGTTATTGACCCTTTTATGGGCAGTGGCACTACTGCTGCAATGGCGATTGACCAGGGACGTAATTACATTGGTTTCGAGATTGATGACGAATACTATCAACTATGCCAGTCGCGTCTCAAGACCCTAGGAGCACGTCTCACGTCCTTCCTAGAGGACAGCGAGGAAAGTGGCACAGAGGCGGTTTCCAGCGCCTCCTGATGCCCTATAATTACAAGGTAATCGAGAGACACCAATGCAACTCGTCACCCCTGCCACGCAGATTGACTACTATCCTTGCACTCCCTCTGCAAAGCGTTTTGTCAAGCGTGTTATCTGGCATCCTGGTGCTGCCACCAACACGACCACATTCTCCACCATTGTCAAGTCTGAGGTGATGTATGATGTGAACAATTACATTGCCAATGGTGCTGAAGTGACTGATTTTCATGTCCATGCTTATACTGGGGATGACTATTCTCCCCTGATGTGCTGATAACGAGGGTCTATATAATTGTGTCTCCATCCGCGAGACCTCCCCTCACTCTTTTTTCTCATCATGTTTACTAAAGAAGACACAGACTTCATCGATTTTCTCTTCGGCAAACTAACTAGTTTGACTGATGTTGAAATGATTGATTTGCATGATGATGATTCATGCTGTGACCATCTCGAATTTGAGCAACTTACCCTTTTCTAATCATGACCTACATTGTAAGACTTTACGTTGCTGGTAAAGTATTTGAGGAAGAAGTTATTGCTGCTAATCCTCAAGATGCGCGTGAAACTGCACTCGCTCGCAATCCTACGGCCAAAGTTATGGGAGTTACGGTAAAGTTTTGACCAATTCACAGACTGTCCACCTCGCTGCCCAACAGGGCGACAACCCTGCTATGATTGCTGTAACAACAACAAAGGACATGGACTTCGCTGACTTCGCTGCCACTCAACAGGCACGCAATGACATTCAACTCAACGTCCGCAAATATACGCTGATGTTGTGTGATGCTCTCGCAGACAACTTCAAGTCGCGCAATCGTGGCACTGTCGGTGGACATGCTGCGCCTGAGTATAAGTTTTACATTGCAGAAGGTGGACGTAAGTATCACAAAATTGTGATGGAGTATGAGACTGGACAGCGCAGTGTCCATGCATTTGTTGATAAGAAGACTGGTGAGTTGTACAAACCAGCATCATTCAAAGCACCTGCCAAAGGTGTACGTTTCAACCTGCTGGTGATTAAAGAGCGTGAATGGTTGCTGGAGCACGCTGACTGGGCTGGTGGTTACCTGTATGCCAGGTGAGGTAGTGGCACAGGGAGCGTCCACAAGGCGCTCCCATGCTCTATAATTACAAAGTAATCGACAGACAGGCATGACCACCACCATCGTCAAGCACTCCTACTACAAAATTGAGATTGACACCGTGGATGCTCCGCAGCACCCCATCATCTACTTCCGCAAGTGCGGAAAATGCACCACTGCTAAGGGCATGGACCGCCAGCACAACCGCATCGTCAACGAGACTGTCGATGCCTGGCGTCCGTTTTCTCAGCAGATTCGTCGCTACACCATCTCCCGTGTGCCAGCTGACGTAGTGGTCAAAGGGGACATCCGCAACGCCTGATAGGCGCTATAATTACAAAGTAATCGAGAGACACACCAGTGACCATCACCGAGCGCAACCAAAAACTCTACGACCTTCGTGCTAAGATGCACAAACTCGAAACAGAGTTAGCATGGGTCAAGCAAGAAATCTGGATTGTCAACGACCAGTACAAGCGCCAGAATCTCAACCTCTTCGAGGAAATGTTTGGCACAAATGTCACCTACACTGACACACCCATGGCAGAAGAAGTCTACGGAGGTTGATGACAATGCAATTCCAAATTACTGACATTTCTTTTGACTGCTCACTAGATGATAGTGACTGGACACTTAATGACCAACGTGTAACTGAGGAAAGATTGCCTCAAGATTACATCGGTAGTGTGTGGGAAGTAGATTGTGAAGAAGACTTAATCGAAGAGATTAGTTGTGATTCAGGTTGGTGCATTAACTCTATTGACTATCGCCACATTCTCAAATGATTACTTCCAAGCGTCAAATGCTCAACATCATCAAAAAATGTGATGATGCAGACAAACTGACCCGAGAGCAAAAGTTTCAAGTATTCTGTCGAGTATGTGACAACATGCTCACACAAGGTAGAATGACTAAGGCAACTCACAAGAGATTCACTGAAATCTTCTAAATAACATATGCTTGATATGTCATGGCATCCATGGTATGATGCCTGTAAGGCGCGTGAAAGCGTCTCTAATGCCTCTCAAACTGACTTGACAATGCAACCCATCACTGCTACACTAATTACTTCTCCTAAGTCTCTCCCAATGAATTATCTCGCTATCGGTGATGATGTTTATTTCATGCGTGATGGTGCTCTGCACTGTCGCTCAGAGGGTCAAACCTTTGAGATTGATGATGATGACATGGACGAAGATACGCTAGAGTATTATGCTCACCTGCAATACTACATGTCCCAGATTGAGGCATTGACTCAAGAATACACCGAAACTATCTTCACCAAATGAATCTCATCAAGACCGATATTCAATCAATCCTCCCTGACTTGACATGGGAGGACTTCACTCTGGAGGGTGATGTTTATGTCACCAAGTACGCACCTACGTTTGACGACGAAGACAAACGAAACCGTTATCTTCGTCTACGAGATAAGTACCCATCCGATTATGCTGCTGCTCTTGTCTCTAAACTACCAGAAGGTGCGACTCTGCAATCTTATGACCACCTGCAACTAAAACTCATCGTTACTCGCTGATTATGAAAACCTACGACAATCTTCCTTCTTCTGCTATCGACCGTGTTATCATTGATAACAACACCAATCAGGTGCAGGTAGTTTACAAATCAAGTGAAAAGAGTTATACTTACAGCACAGAGGATGCTGATTCGTTTGACCAGCAGTTTCTGTCTGAGTTTGACAACCAGGACTTCTCTGTAGGTAAGTTTATCAACAGTAATGTGAGTGCAGGTAACCTCACTCTGCTGACTGATTGATAATTCTAAATAAAAACGTCATTCACTTTTGACATTCACAATGGGTAAAACATTCAAGAAGTACAACAAGTCCCAGTCCGACAGTGTTAAGGACATGTTTGAGGACGATTACGAAACATTCGGTTATGAGGTGCAAAATGCACGTCGTACACCTAAAACAAAGAAAGTTTCTAAGTTTAAGGACTATGATGCTTATGATTGACTCTCATCAGTAATACTTATCAAAGCACCCTTGACGGGGTGCTTTTTTCATGGCATAATACTTGTATTGAAACGCAGTCACCATGCAACTTCGCGACCACCAGCAGCAAGCACTTGACGCTCTCGCTACTGCTGACAAGGGACAAGTCTACTGCCCCACTGGTGGCGGCAAGACTCCCATCATGATTTTCGATTCGATTCGTAACCTTGACAATGGTGCTCAAACTATTGTTGTTGTTGCTCCTCGTATTCTTCTCGCTAATCAACTCTGTGCTGAGTTTCTAGAGTTTCACACTGACGTTGCTGTGATGCATGTCCACAGTGGTGAGACACATCATTTCTCTACAACTAAACCTGATATTATTGGTAACTGGAGTCGTCAAGCATATGGTAAGCAACTCATCTTTACAACCTATCATTCGCTACCGAAAGTCATCGACTCAGGTATCGACATCGACGTGGTATATTTTGATGAAGCGCACAATGCTGTCGGTCGTCATTTCTTTACTAGTGTCGCCGCTGCCTCCCTCCACTCTAAGAAAGCATATTTCTTCACTGCTACGCCGCGCACTTCGCGTAACCCATACTCCCGTGGCATGAATAATCAGGAGATTTATGGTGCTGTGCTCTGCAATGTGCCTGCTCCTCATCTCATCAACAACGGCAGCATCATTCCTCCCCAGATGCAAGAGTTTAACCTTGATGCTGAGTATACCAAACAAAATGCACATGAAATCAATGCTAGTGCAATCGTAGAGATTATCACTAACACTGACAACAACCAGAAAGTATTGGTTGCAGTGCCATCTTCTAAGGTGCTCGCTAACATCATCGGTCACACAAACATCCTTCAGCAACTCAATGACCTGGGTTATGATGTGTTGCACATCACCAGCAAACTGGGTGCATATGTCAACAAAACCAAGGTCAATCGTGAGGTATTCTTTGACACTCTCACCAACTATGGTAAGGACAAACAGCGTAAGTTTGTGCTCTTCCATTATTCTATTCTCTCTGAAGGTATCAACTGCCCTGGTCTCACACAGTGTATTCTTCTCCGCAATCTTAACATCGTAGAGATGGCACAAACTGTTGGTCGTGTGATTCGTATGTCCACTGATGACATCAAACGTATTCAAGAGGGCACACTAGCAGCAGGTGACTTGCCTAACTATAGTAAGAGTTACGGTTTCGTAACTGTCCCTACCTTTGGCAAGCGTAACGCACACACAGTCAAGCGTCTTCAAAACGTTGTTGATGCTATCTTCGTCAAAGGTGTCCCTCCCACTAGCATCGTAGCATGACAATTCTAAACTATTATCCTTACACACCATATGATACTGGAGAGCGGATTGAAGAGCATCCGCTCTTTGATTTGTTATATCCACTCACACCATACAACCCACCGCATAAGGATGATAAACAACTTTTAGTAAACTCATGCCCAGCAATGCAGGCATTTGATAATCAATCATTTATCATCAAATCGCCTGTAGATATTAGAATTGATTACGATACATTCACTAACACATTTAGGACAAATGTGCCTGAGGGGACTAGTAGTCTTATTCTCGGCACTGGTGACCAGTCTGTCCCTATTCTACAGTTTGCTTTCTATTATCTCTTCTGGCAAGATAAACAAACTGACACACAATTATTTCTATACGACCCACCACTCTACTCACTTAAATCCCTGCCTAATTACTACATTACAGCAGGCATGATACCCATTGGCAACTACACCCGTAACACATCCATTGGTATCGTCATCAAAGATAAAACTAAACCAGTTATCATCAAACGTGGTCAACCTCTCGCCACTATCACTGCACTATCATCTAAACGTATCAAACTCAAGAAAACACCACCACCACAACACATACTAGATACTAATGCACGAAACCTCAAGATGAAGAAGTTTTGTCCATACACATTCTCTAAACAACTATTCTCACGCTGGTTATGAATTACACCTGGACACAATATGATGATGTAATCACCAAAGCACAATGTAACATACTCATCAATGCAGGTAAAACAAATGGATTTCATGATGCTAAGATAGGTGACCAAACTAGACCAGATTACTATGATGAAGAGGTAAGAAATTGTAAGACATCAACCATACCATTTCAACAACTATTATGGTTTGAAAACTTACTATCAGAAGCACTATCAGAAATTAACTTTAATCACTATGAGTTTGACTGTGTAGGATTCTCTGACTTACAATGCATTGAATACAACAAAGGGACATACTTTAAACGTCACCTAGACAACTTCCTAGGTAAACCAGAGTATCAACGTAAACTAACATTTATCTTTCAATTAACTGACCCAGATGAATATGTTGGTGGTGACCTAGTAGTATACACACACAGAGATGCAGAGAGAATGACACGCAAACAAGGTAGTCTAATTGTATTCCCATCATATACTATGCATGAAGTAGAAGAAGTATTATCAGGGACACGATATAGTATAATTGGATGGGTATTAGGACCAGACTTTAAATGATTGCGGAATAGCACACTCACTGATATGATTACGTTTTCCACAGGGTTGTTGATAACGATACGGAATACTGTGGAAAAAATGTTAATAATTAAAAAGGTTTAATTAAATATACTT